CAGGAGCACGACCAGAAGGCGCTGAAGCAGGCACGAATCTCGGTCTGCTCGGTGCTGCGGGACTGGGTGAAGGGTCAGGTCACGGCCGTCGAGTGCGGCGTGATGAGTTTCGAGGCGGCCTTCATGCCTCACATGTTGCTGCCGACCGGCGAGCGCCTGATTGATCGCGTGCAGTCGGCGAAGCTGCTCGAGGCTCCGAGGGAGGAAGCGGCGTGAACGACCTCAAAGCGCTGGCGGCGATCACCGCCCTAAACGACATGTTCGGGAAGGGCTACCTTTCTATTTGCACGATCGACAACGTCGCGAAGATGCTAGACCGCAACCCGAAGTGCGAGGCGTACACGATCCTGCACTCGCTGCATTGCGTCCATTTCGACAAGATGCCTCCGCAGCTGCGCGACTCCATTCCGGAGCTGATCCGGCAGTGCCTTGACGTCGAACTGAACTATCGGTTTACGGCAGTACCGCCACCGCCGCCACCACCGGCCGCTCGCGCCGTGGCACCTGGAGCACCCAAGCTACTGCGGAGACTTTTCTCGTGATCGTCTGCGAGGGCCTGCATTTTCGACGTGAAGGCGAGGACTGGCGCTGCGTCGAGCATCCGACCGTGCGGATGATGCGCGGCGGCGGCTACATGCTCGACGGCAACGATCGGCTGTTTCTCACGCTCGATGAGGTCCTCGAGGAGTTGCAGCGGCACGACATGGATGACGACGGCGTATGCCGCCGGTGCGGTTTCGATGGCGCGGACTGGTGGCACCTCGAGCGCCAGAGGCCGAAGCGCGAACGACGGAGAGCTCCCCGGTGTTCCTGAGCAGTGAGGAGCTGAAGAAGCTGACCGGCTACCAGCGCGCGTCAGCGCAAGTCCGCTGGTTGCGGCGGCACGGATGGCGGTTCACAGTGAACGCGCTGGGCGAGCCCGTGGTGGCGATGGCGGAGTTCAATCGTCACATGGTCGGCGGCCGAGCGGCCGTACAAGAGCCGAACTGGGAGGCGTTACATGGGGCGCAGGCGCAGGCGGGATAAGCACCTCCCGCAGAGGGTCTACCTCAAGAATGGCACGTACTGGTTCATCCCGAAGGCTGCCAAGCCAGTGAACCTCGGGCGTGATCTGTCGTCGGCGCTCGCGAAATACGGTCAGCTGATCCACGGAAACTGGTCCGGTCGCACGTTGGGCGACGTGATCGACCGCTACCGGATCGACATTCTGCCGCTGAAGCGGTCGGAGAAAACTCGCGACAACGAGGGCACCGCCCTGAGCCGGCTGAAGGTCTGGGCGGGCCACATGCTGCCCGATTCCATCACGCAGCAAATGCTCTACCAGTACGCCGACCGGCGGAAGAAGCTGGACCCGAAGACGAAGCACCTGGTGCCAGCGCCGGAGGCAGCCCGCCACGAGATCGCCCTCCTCGGCCACGTGTACGCTAAGGCGATCCGCTGGGGCGTAGCCACCGTGAATCCAGTGCGCGGCCTCGAGAAGACCGAGCGCAGAAGCAAGCGGGCGCCGGTGCCGATGTCAGAGGTCGAGAAGATCCGCGCGCTCGCGAACGAGCGAATGCGCGTGGCGATCGACCTGGCGGTGTGCATGGGGCCGCGCCGCGGCGACCTGCTATCGCTCACGCGCGACAACCTCACGGACGAAGGCATCCAGTTCTGGAACAACAAGGGACAGAAGGAGCAGCTGATCGAGTGGAGCGACGAGCTGCGCGCGATCGTGGCCCGGGCGAAGGCCCTGAAACCGCAGGTCCCCGGCCGCTACCTGCTGCGCACGCGCAGTGGTGAGTGCTACTCGTCTGACGGGTTCTCGGCGATCTGGCAGCGGCTGATCAAGAAACACGTCGCCGCGGGCGGGCAGCACTTCACGTTTCACGACCTGAGATCGGTGGCCGCGGACGCAGGAACGCTCGAGGAGGCGCGGGCCCGGCTCGGTCACGCGAGCGCCGGCACGACGGAGCGGTTCTATCGGAGGGGAGTCGAGAGAGCGAAGCCGCGACAGTGAATATTAACTACGAGCGAAAATATTCACTGCCGCGTTCACTGAAGTGGCGCGCCCGGAAGGATTCGAACCTCCGACCTTCTGGTTCGTAGGGAGACGCGCTATCGCGCGCAAGCAACTGTGGCAACAGCCGAAACAAGCCAGGCCAGTAGTGAATATTTTCAGCCGAAGCCGGCGCGTAAGTGGCTGATTCACTGAGAACGGTAGGACAAGTATTTACCGTGATTTCGACGGGAACCGGCGGGGGCTACGGCACCCTGACCAGCTCCCGCACGCACGCCTGGCGCGCCTTGAAGCACTCGATCGCCTCGCCGCGCTCGCGCCACTGCACGGCCAGCTCGCCGTTCGTGCTCGGCAGCCCCTCCGGCGCCGGGCACTCGGTGACGCACAGCGACGGCACCGTGGCCGGCACGGGCCGCTCGATCACGCGCTCCGACACGCAGCCGGCGAGCAGGGCTCCGTTTACAGACATGGCTGCGGCTATCATCGCGTGCTTCACGGCTGGCGCCTCTTGATGTGAACTGGCTCTGTCAGAGCTCGGGCAATGGGCCATCCTCGATGTATCCGATTGAACAGCGTTCTTGGGTGAACGCTAAGCTTTCTTGCCCATTGAGAGATCAGAAGCGTCTCGCCATCGAAGGTTATTGGTCTATCGCTTTTCAGGTTTGGGGTTGTGAGCGCAGACTCCATCTCCCATCCGGCTGATAGCCGCCGCTTTAAAAGGCCGTATTTAATCTGGTATTCGTCGGCCCACTCCGCTAAACACTGCGACTTCCCGGCGTAGCTTATCTTTCTGGCGAAGCTTCTGTTTCTGGATTGCTCTACACGAGTTGACCACCGACAATTGCTTGGCTCATATCCAAGCGAATTGTCGATACGATCTATCGACGTTCCTTCCGGTCGCGGACCCATGTCCTCAAGAAAATTAACAAAAGACTCTCGCCATCTGGCGCAGACGGTTACGCCTTTCGCGCCATACATTTTGTAGCTTCGCTGATTTGGATTGCAGCAGCGCCCGATGATGCTGCGCCACGAGTTGTACGTGCCCGAGCCGCCAGCCCTGGCTTTGTGCCCATGCTTGTAAAGTGGGTGTTTGCTACCATGCGGAGTAGCCATTGCATACCTCCTAAACAGGTTGCTGTGGTTAGGGCGGCAAGGCGTTGACGCGCCTTGCTGTCCCGCCAATTTTAACCGATCGGACAGGCGATTGCCTGCTCGGACCATGCCTTGCACTCCGGGTTCGATTGGATGGCGCTCCGGTACTTCGCCCGCCACGCGGCGGCATCGGCCCGGGCGCGCTCCTCGGCCTGCCTGAGCCCCTCAGCGGCCTCCAGGGCGCGCGTCTCGGCCTCGGCTCGGGCTTGCTCGGCCGCCTCCTCCGCGCGTCGTGCGCAGGCTGAGGCGGGCGCGCAGGCCCGCTCCTGCTCGAGCTCTGCCACGACGGCCGGCAGCCGCTCATGCGAGTCATGCCAGGTCACCACGCGCTGCCACAGCACGCCGACCACGGCGGCCAAGGCGATCCAGATGAGCATCCGCCACTGGCGGAAATAGATGGCGGCGCCGGCGGCGAGCGCGCAGGCGATCAGGAACGCCACGAGGCCCCACGGGATGCCGGCGAACCAGGCGAGGAGCTTCACTGCGGCGCCCCGGCGATGAGACCGATCACCCTGGCGATGGATAGCTCGGCCTGCGTAATCTCGCGTACGACGGCCTCGCGGTGGCGCTCCACGTTAGCGGTGCGGATCTGTTCCCGGGCCCGGTTCAGGGCGGCGAGCGCCTCAGCGAGATGGTCAGAGAGCATCATCGCCTCAGCGGTACTCATGCGTCGGCCCTCTCCGCGAGTCGGGTCAGCACCTGCTGCTTGTCGCTGCTGCCCTGGCTCGAATTGAAGAAGAAGCCCACAACCGTCACGACGCTGGTCGTGAGCGCGCCCAGCAGGAACATCGCAACATCCTTCACGCCGGGCAGGAACTCCTGCTCGCGGCCGAGAACCTGCAGGACGATGAATCCGTAGAAGCCGACGAACATCACCGCCAGCAGGGTGCGGGCGACCAACGTGTAAGCGGCGTTCATGCCTCGTTCCCCGAGCTGGCGCCCGCGGCTTTCACCACCGGCAGCGCGCCGGCCGCCGTCAGTTCGGCGAAACGATCCGCCGGCCAGCGATAACCGAGCACGCGCACCGTGTCGAACGGCGCGACGCTGACCCGGTTTCCCTGGTTCCCGCCGAGCGTGAGGATGCGCCCCTGCGTGTCGCGGGCCACCGCGAACCCAACGTGCCCGCCGCCGGCGCGGCCATAGACGACCACGCAGCCCGGCGCCGCATCGGCAATCGTGATGCCCCAGTTCAGCCAGTCCTTGGCCCTGTACCAGTGCTTCGCGACCGGGATGCCCGACTCGCGCAGCACGGCGCCGACGAACGTGCCGCACCAGGGCGTCTCGTCGTCGGACCACCACGATTTCAGGTCGCGCAGCCACCGGGCGATCACTGGCGCGGTAGCCTTACCCGGGATCTCCGCGACGCCGACGTATTTGCGGGCGACGGTCAGCCAGTTCGGCTCGGTCATTTCAGATGCCTCCTCAGGAATTCCCATACCGCGAGCGCGATGCCGCCCATGACGACCCAGCCGAGCCGCTCGATCCAGCCCCAGCGCGTTTGGCGCGCGAGCTTTGCCGTGTCCTCGCGCTCTTTGACGATCGGCGCGAGGTCGTTGCGAACCGAGCGTAGTTGCTCGATCAGGGCGTCGAGCTCCCGGCGATGCGCCTCGCGGGCGGCGGCCGTCTCCTTGCGCGCTTCGTCCATCAGCTCGCGTAGGTGTCCGATGTCGCGCTGCAATGACTGGATCAGGGCAGGCCATGCCCAATCAGCCGGTGGGTTGTTCGTGTTGTTTGGGCTCATCGGGACATTCTCCGTAGACAAACCAGCCGCGCAGGCCGTCGGAATCGACGCGATAGGCGAACTTTCTGACGCGCACTGTCCCACCGTTCGGGTCGGGCTCGTCGCAATCGATCACCTGCCCGCTACGGTCGACGGCCTTTTGGTCCGTGAGCGCGTAATGCGCCGAGCGCTCGTCGCTGTGACAAGCGCGATCGCAGTGACCGATGACGCGCTGCGGCGGGCACTGCCCGTAAAAACGATCCGCGCAGGCTCGGTTCATCCAGATCATCATGAACACGAAGTCGCCGTCGGCGCGGAACTTGATCCAGCGCGGCTGATGCCAGGCGTCCGCGAACCCGCGCTGCGCGGCGTCCTGCATTTTCAGCAGGTAATACGCCCGCGCCGGGTCCAGGTCGCCGTCGATGAAGGTGCTCATCAGAACGGGATCGGCGCGTAGGCTGGGAATACGAGCGTGAGAGCGATGCGCGCGATCGAACCATTCGTGGTCGACGGCGCGATGACCTCGAGCACGGAGCCGGCCCCGGCGCCGTATTCGGAGGCGGAGTTGTCGAAAGTGAACGCGCCGCCCGTCGAGATCGTGATCGTCCCGATCGGCGAGCCATCAAGTTCGACGTCGAGCACGAATGAGCTCGAGGGGTTCGCGCCGACTGAGCCCTGCGAGCCTGCGAAGTCGGACGGGATGACCACGTTTCGCGTGAACACGTAGCGGCCGATCACCTCGCTGCTGCCGGGCGAGGTCGACTTGTAGACCGGCCAGCGGGCGTCGTCGCCGAGCGGCTTGTACGCGCGCGGCGTGCCGGCGCTGGTGCAGTACCAGTAGTCGGCGGCGTCGACCTTGTAGATCACGTCGGCGAGGCGGACGCTGACCTGCTCCCAGGCGGTGCCGTTGTAATAGGCGAGGTTGCCGCGGGTCCAGCCAGACCAGGCCCCGGTCAGCGAGTCGCCGCTGCGGTTCATCAGGTAGGTATCGCCCTCGGCGGGTCCGCCGGGCGGGCTCGCGCGCTCGTCGATCACGGAGTAGATGCTGCGCTGGCTGAGGTAGATATCGCCACCACCGCCGCCGGCAGGCGCCGCTGCGATCCACTCGTTATTTGTTGCGTCCCAGGTGAGCACGTCGCCGTCGTCGGGCTCAGGCGATGCCGGCACGTTGACGTCGGTAAGGTCCGCCAGCGCGCCTCCCCCGCTGCCCGACTGGAAGATCGCCCACGACAGCGGCGAGCCCGACTCGCAGCGGTAGTGCTCGCCGTCGCTGGCGTTGTACACGAGCCAACCTGGCGCCGGCGTCAGGAAAGTCCAGCCGCCACCGATCAGCACGGCGAGCTCCTGAGCGTGACCAGACCACGCACCGGTCGGCGCGGCGCCCACCAGGTAGGCATCGCCGTCGGCCGGCGAGCCCGGCGGCGTGTTGGTCTGCGAGATCACGCCGGCCTGCACCAGCGCGTCGAGGCGGCGCAGTGCCGTATTGACGGTGATGTGCGGCTGCGCCTGGCTGGCGACGAGCTCGGGCAGGGACAGGTTCGGCGTGGTCATACGGTGGCCTCGGCGGGATAGCCCCGGCCCACGGTGGCCGAGAGCTGATAGACGCGGACGGTGACGGACTCAGGCACAGGGCTGCCGAAGTCCTCGGCCTGCTGCGCCTCGGTGTAGGTGACGGACGTCGCGCTCGAGGTGAGCGTGCGCAGCACCTCCGGCGGGCTGTCAGCCGAGAGGATGTCGACCTCGTAGGTCTCCGGCGGCTCGCTCATCGGGATGTCAGTCCCAGACGGCAGCTCCTGGCCGAAGCGATCGCGCCGCGTCCAGCTGATCGTCAGGTCGCCCGCCTCCCGCGCGCCCTCGACGTTGACCGGGGCGAAGCACTCGAGCGCCACGCCCTCGCCGGTAAAGGCCTGAGCGGTGGTGGACTCGAGCGACGTGCCGACCAGCACGCCCTTGTGCTGGCGCTCGGCGCCGATTGCGGCGACGTTCATCGGCACGCGCACGATGGCCGAGTCGAGCAGCACGAACGCGTCGCCCGGCTGGCTCAGGCCCATCGCCCATTCCGTCCCGCGCCGGCCACGCAGCAGTCCGGTGAGGCGCCATACGGGCGGGCTGCCGGTGAGCTCGGCATCGCGGAACTGGATGATCTCCCAGCGCCCGTCGGCGCCGATGGCAGCGGCATTGAGCCCGGCCAGGAGCGAGGCCTCGCTGATGGATTCGAGGGCGTCCGTCTCGAGGCCCTCGACCAGCAGCTCGTTGCCCTCGTCGATGATGGTCGTCGGACCGGCCGGCAGCGCGTCGGACAGCTCGCCCACGGTGGCCTGCTGGGTGATCGTCGCCACCGAATCGTAGGTCGTGCCGCCGTCTGGCGAGCGGTACACGACGAGGCCGGCGAAGGACGTGCCGCCCGTGACGGTCACGGCCGCGTAGTAGCCGGCGTCGTTGTCCTCGTCGCGCAGCATCGGCAGGTCGAGCAGGAGCAGCGTGGCGGTGCCGGGGATGGAGATGTTCGACCCGGTGGTCCCAGAGTACGCCGCCGGTGCACCGATCGCGTAGGACGTGTAAACGCCCTCGTCATCGCGCACCAGCGCGAGCCGTTGCAGCCCCGGCAGGCTGTAATCGATGTCGACGATGCGCAGCCGCTCCATGCGGCCGTCGACCGGCGCCTCGATGGCATCTGCGGGCTCGAGCGCGAGGAACGAATGGTCGACGGTGGTCTCGTAGCGGTTGCGCGAGACCCACGCATCGTAGAGCAGCACCTCGGCCGTCTGCGCGGCGCGGTTGTCGCCCATCGCGACTGCGAGCTCGACGTCCTGCACCTGGTCAGTGCCGACGCTCAGGCGCGAGGCGCTCTGCTCGCCTTGTTCGTAGTTCATGTCCGACTGGGCGTAGTGGACGCGCAGCCGGCGCGGCAGCTCAACCTCCTGCGTGCGCGTGACCTGCATCGCCGCCGGCCGCTGGTCGCCGGCCGAGTGCGCGCCGAGGTCCTCATCGGTCAACGTGGCGACCGCCGCCTTGCCCCGCGTCGGCCACTTGAGCACGCCGGCCGACTCGACGCAGTCGAACATGCCGAGCGAGCGCAACGGCGATATCGCGTCGCGTCCGTTCATCACGCGACTGATCGCATATCCCCAGACAGGCTGCGTGAGGTCAGATACGTCGATCTGATCCGAGGTCAGCCCGCACCGCCGGCAGACGTCGCGCACGATGGTGCCGATCGTCGTGACCGTCGGGTCGGTCTCGTACGCGTCGAACTCCACACCCCACGCGTAGCTCTGAAAGTTCGGATACCGCAGATTGACGTTCTCGTTTTCGTACGTCCAGCCGCTCGGCGCGTGCCCCGCCGCGACTGCGGCAGCGTACAGATCGTCCCAGAACTCTTGCGAATCGGCGCGCGGATCGTCCGCCGGGATCAGGTACTCGCTGCGCGGCACGCCCGCGAATCCGTACTCCAGCGGTCGGCGCTGGAGGAACCACGACGTGGTGAACTCGTTAGACGGCCAGCCGGGTCCGAAGTCGAAGACGCGCAGACCAGCGAGCCCGTCGTCCAGCTCCTCCCACACCGTGTCAACGTGCAGCCACCAGCCCTCGAACAAGAACCACTGCAAGTCCTCCGACCACGCCTCGGCCATCGAGGGCAGCGGCACCGGATCCTCCCACTGCCGAGCGCACACGACCAGCGTATCGTATATCCGCAGTAGTTTGTGCTCCGGGTCTTGCCCCGGCTCGGGCGGTGCCGGATCGTAGTGATACGCGACTGGAGTGGCCGGATTGCCGAGGATCTCGTTTGGCGCGTCGTACGCGACCCACTGCCGTACATGCGGCGCGAACGCATTGTACGTGTCTGGGATCACGTGCACGGGCGGTCCTCCGAACTCGCCCTCCGGTCCGTCATTGTCCGTGAAGACCTTCGCCACCGCGTTACCGCCGACGCAGAACAGCAGGCCGAGCAGCATGTTATTCGGCTCGGCCGTTTTTGGCGGCGAAGATTCGCTGGGCCAGTACGGGCCTCTCAGCGTCTCTAATATGGTGGTTGGCCCGCTGGTGACCACGTCCGTCCACGCGGTGGCCTCATTGGAGTAGGTCACGCCACCGGCGGAGACGCCGCGTGCAGCGAGAATGCTGGGGAGGTCGGCCGTCCATGCACCGAGGTTCACAACGCTCGTGAAGTCGCCATACGCTTGGTTGTATAGCAGCGCTGCTCCAAACGGGCGCGGATCCACGCTCTGCCATTCCCAGTGCGGCACCCATCCAGCGCTGTACAGGCCAACCGTCGTTGGAACAGACGCCCCGGAAACCTCGAACCTGAAATTTGGAACGCGGTTGCCGTAGTCGGTCAGCCAGAAGTCGGTGAACACGACGTATGCAAGCCCGCGAAACGCAGACACGTTGCCCGAGCCTTCATAGCTCTGGATCGTGGGGTCCGCGAGTTGGTCCTCGCCTCCGAGGTAAATCTCCATCGAGTTGAGCAGCGTGGAGTTCGCCTGCACTCGGGCGTTGTAAGCCTCCGTGGTTTCGTCCTCCAGCTGCGGGCGCGCGTCGTAAATGAGTTTGGTGTCGGCCCAGATTCGGCGGATGCCCTGGATCGGCCCCTCGCACAGCCCCACGGCGCAGCTCACGCTGTAGGTGTATTCCTTGACGGTCTGGGTCGGGCCGCCCTTGCCGCCCTGCCGCCGCTTGGTGACGGTTTCCTCGATGCCGCCGGACCAGATGAGATTCCCGGCGATGGCATAGGTGCCATACACGATCGGGATCGGCGCGCCGACCGCCGAGGACTGGACCGTGAGATCGTTGAGCCGCGGGCCGCTGACCGTGCCGAGGTCCGTGGGGAACAGCGCGGAACCAGCCGCGCCGCCGATCTGGTATCCCCACGCGGCGCCGGTCGGGCCGCCGACGAAGAATCCTACGATCGCACCGCCGATCGAGAGTACGGCTTGTTCCCAGTTCGACATCGTTAGCCCGTGACCGCCGGCAGTCCGTTGACGCTCACGTGCGGCGGACCTTCCCAGTCAAGCGCGACGCTTGTCGGCATCACGCCCGCCGGCCACCGCTGGATTGAGAGGAAAGCGCCGCCACGCTCACCAACCTCCGCACCATGCCAGTCGCGCGGACGAATCCTCAGCAGTTGCCCGCAAAGAATCTGCACGCCCCGCGTGTCGACTTCCTCGATCTGCAAGTCAGTCCGCACTCGTTGACCGTTCACGGAGAACGCGATGTCTCCGGTGATGTGACACTCGATCGAGTCGACCCGCGGATGTCGATGCGCCGGGAACGATCGCCTGCCATCGGCGCTGGGCGTCATAAAGAACTCGACCTGGTACGGTGCATCGCGGTAAAGGCACAGGCACGTGACCTCTGAGCCGCCGTCGTCGGCATATCGCGCGATCGGCTGCAGCGGCGGCCTCAGAGCTGCCGATACGGGCTGTGACAGCCACCACCGGGCGAAAGCGGCGAGGTTGCGATGCTCAGGCATAGCGCACTCCGGGAATCAGCCACAGGCTGTGCGTGAGTCGCACGAACGCGCCCCTGTAGCCGTGCTCGAGAACTTGGCCGCGGCGAGCGCAGGCGTGGATGATGTTCCCGTTCTCCGCAATGATCCCGCAGTGCTGCGGCGGCACGTTCGGGCCGTAGCGCATCATTACGAGGACGCCCGGGGCCGGGCGCGGTGCGGGGCGGCAGTGGCGCTCGACTAGTTTCAGGAATTCAGGCGACGCCAGCCGCCCGTAGTTCAGGTCATCGCGCACGCCGATGTAGGCCGGATGATCGACGCCCAATGCCGCGAAGGTCGCCGCCAGGAATCCGATGCAGTCAACGCCGCTGGCGTCGCGGCCCTGATGCCGGTACGGGGCGCCGACGAGTTGGCGAGCCGAATCGATCAGCGACTGCGTGTCGATCAATGCTTCAGCGTTCATTGAAATTTTCCGGTACGGGTCTCGGGTATTGCAGGAACGTCGACGGCCTCGGCTTCTTCTCTGCCGTCTGGCCACCGAAGACCATCAGCTCGCCGACGCCCGGCACCCATGCGCCGTGCCCGCGGAAGTTCACGAGATTGTCGAAGCGGCCCTTACACATGGCCGCCGACTTGTCGCAGCCCGGGCGGATGCTGAACGTGTCCCCGACTTCGACGTCCATAGGCATCGGCAAGTAGAGCAGTACCTCGCCGGGTGAGCCGAAGTCGTCGTCCTTCACCTCCATCGAAAAACCGTCGTTCTCGCCGGAGGTGAACGTCAGGAGGCCGCCGTTGAAGTCGCCCGGGTCCGGCGAGCCGGTGATGGTCGCCGTGAACTGGCGCGAGCTCGTGACGGCCGTCACGGTGCCGGTCTCGGTCAGAGTCGCGATGTTCACGCCGCAGCGGGAATCGCCCAGCTCGGCGTCGCAGCTCGATCCGTAGGTGCGGACGATCTTCTGCGTGAGCCGCTGCGCGAGGCCCCGCAGCTCGGTCCTGTACTGGCCCTCGGCAGTGCGGGAAATCTCGCCAAGGTTGCCCGTGCGCAGCACGATCTGCCCGTCATCCGGCGCCTGCCAGTTGACCAGGAACAGCACGACGGAGGCGTCGTCGAAGAGCCCGGCCTCGATGTCGGCCGCCGACAGGTCGACGAGGTTCAGGTCGCCCGCATTCACGGCGCCCTCCACCTCCATATTGTCGACGCTCATGTCGCTCGAGGAGCGCACGGTGCTGCCGGTGATACCCGCCGCGGCCACGTAGGTGCCCGAGTACGAACCGCCGCCGATCTCGATGTCGCGGTCGTGTTCCGTTCCGAGGATCAGCACGCCGTCGGTGCGAGCGACCCGCCAGCACACGGCCAGCGTTGTCACGTCTTCAGCCAGGTGGGCCTGCAGTTCTGTCGACAGCGTTCGCATCAGACGCGAATCTCGACCAGCGAGAACGACACGGACTGCACGCGATGGCTGATGATCTCGATCGGGAACGGGCCGTCGAAGCGCATCGGCAGGTCGAATTCGCCGCCCCACGTCGGCCCGCTCGTCGACGGCGTGAAGTTGAGCGACACGAGCCCCGTCGTGTAGTCGACGGTGTAATCGACACCCTCCGTCTTCGGGTCGCCGTCGTCCTCGATCGTGATCGTGCCCTGCACCGGCTTCGAGATCTTGCGGTCCTGCGACAGCGAGCCGTAGGTGTAGCGCTTCACGAGCTGGTATGCGTCGGGACTCGCGCTGGTATCGAGCACCATCGGGCAGTCGGTGGCGGCCGGCGTATCGCCCACGTCGCACGATTTGAAGTCGGCGAAGTCCTTGACCCGGAACCCGTAACCCGAGCCGCGCACCGCATGGTAGAAGCGCAGCAGCTCCTGAATGGCCGGGTCACCGCCCTCGCTCGGCCCCACGGTGACCGTGAGCCGCGTCAGGGGATACGACCAGTTGACGTTCCGCCGCTCGGTGCCGCCGGCCCGCTGCACGACCGTGACCGAGTACATGGGCTCGGACGTGTAGCCGTAGCGCGGGCAGCCTGGGAAGCGTGGGGATTCGAGAAACATCAGTTGTTCCGTGCGTTGGCGCGTGCCGCGCCACGCGCGGCGGCGGCGGCGAGCTGCTGCTCGGTGGCGCGCGAGACCGTGCCGCCTGGCGCGTGGATCGTGAAGTTCTGGATGAGCGTCATGTCGCCGGCGGAGCCGCTCGGCACGGCAGCAGCCGCCGCGATCGGTGCGTCGAGGCCCATGCCGCCGACGAAGCCACCGGCAGCGAAGCCCGGCAGGCTGGCGAGCGCATCCATGCCGATCCGGTTGAACGCCTCGAGGAACGTACGCGCGCCGGGCTCTCGCACGACCTCCGAGCGGGCGACGAATTCCCCGCGATGCACGACGCCCGCCGGCTCGAACTTCCCGCCGGCGCCGGTGAAGCCGCCGGCGTCATAGCCCGGGATTCGCTTGGCGGTGATGGCGAGCTCGGACAGGCCCGCCATTGAGCCGAAGCCCTTGCCGCCGATGAAGCCGCCGAACATGCCGAGCAGGCCGTCGAGCCAGCCACCGCCGGCGCCCATCCCGCCCGTGCCGAAGATCTTGCCCGCGATGTCCGCGGCGATCGCCTGAGCGGCCATTTGCTGCAGCATCCGGCCGAAGTCCTCGACCAGGCCGTCTAGGCCCTTGCTGAACGGGTCGAAGATGAAGTCGGCCAGGATGTCCTGCACGTTGCGCGATGCCTGCAGCCAGAACTCGCTGAGCTGCTCGCGCTCTTCCTTCGGGAAAATCTTTTCCGCCGTGATCGTGATCGGCTCGAGGTCCGCGACTTCGAGGCGCGCAATGGCCTCGCTGGCGGAATCGGCGAGCGCCGGATAGGTGTCGCGCAGTTGCTCGAGCGCGAACTTGGTCTCGTGGTAGGTGCGGAGCTGGGTTTCGAGCGGCGTCTCGAGGCCCTGGATCGCGGCGAGGCCCGTGTCGAGGATGTCCGCATAGGCATCCCGCATGGCGCGCAGCTCGTCGACGGCCGCCGCAGGCCGCGTGGCCCGGTTCGTTTCCGGGCGGTCGACCTCGACGGTCGTCGTCGGAAAGCCCGCGGCACCGCCTGTGCGGGGCGGGGTAAAGGGCGTGATGTTCTGGCCGTAGTCCTTGAGCAGCCCCTCGAGGCGCTTAAGCTCGGCCTTCAGCTCCTCTTCGGAGTACCACTTGAACAGACCGCCACGGCCGAATATCTCGATCCGGCCGCCGCCGCCGAACTTCACCTGATTCTGCAGCGCGTGCCGGATGCGCGCGATTTCCTCGTCGATCCTGACTGCGTCCCCGGCAGCCGGCCCTGATCGGAAGGCGGCAAACTCTTCGGCCGCCCATCGGGTCGCGCCGACGACTTCCCGCATCCATTGGACCGCACTCGCAGCGCCAGCGATGAGCCCCGCGAATAGATTGTCTGCCGCCGCCTTGGTGCTCGGGTCTTCGAGCACCTTCGCGAAATCGTTGAGCGCGTCGGTCGCAGCGGGGATGCCGGTCTTGACCTCGAGCAGGTCGCCGAAGGCGTTCTTCACGCCCTGCATCGCGCCGGCGAACGTGCCGCGCGCCGCTTCGGCAGCGCCACCGAACCGGCTCTCGAGCTCGCGCAGGATGATGCCCTGCGCCTCGGCCGTCCGGCCGCTTTCGACCAGGGCCTTGATGACCTCTTTTTGGTCCTTCGTGAACGCAATTCCGACCCGGGACAGGCGCGAGAGACCCTCTGCCGGGTTGTCGAGCGCGAGCCCCACGAGGCGGGCCGCACTCTGCAAGTCCTGCCCGAGCGCCGTGGCGAGGTCGAGCGTCGCCCGGGTGGCCTCGTCGAAGCGCGTCTCGCCGATGCCCTTGAAGCGCAGCAGCAGCGCCTGCATCTGCTGGATCGCTTCGTCGCCGTAGGTGGTGATCGACTGCAGCTCGCTCGCGACGTTCGCGAGTTCGTCCGCGGTCTTGCCGGCCGCGCCGCCGTTCGTCTCGACGGCGTTCTTCAGTTGGCCGAATGCGGCCTCGGCCTCCGCCGTCGCCTGCACGATCTGCGCGAAGCTGAAGCCCGCGAACGCTGCGCCCACGATGCCGCGCAGTTGGTTGAACGTGCCACGGATGCGGCGGGCCAGCGCGTCGGCCTCGCGGCTCGCCTTGTCGGCGCCCTGCTTGAATCCGCCCATGCGGAGAAGCAGGTCGACGGTCAGTGTGCCAAGTGCCCTGGAAGCCATGTCAGATCACCCAGGTGTATCCGTCGTTAAAGATCACGTTGTGCACATGGCCTTTCTTGGCGTTTACGGCTCGCGCGATGTCGCATTGCCGCATTCCGAGCGAATGAAGCCTTCGTATCTCACGAACCTGCTCGACCGTCAGCGCGCCACGTCCAGTCGAGCGGCCGGTTAGCGTTGCGGATATTTTCGCGCGCCGTTCTGCGCTCACCGGACGACCCCGCAGCGCCTCGCTGATCTTTCTCCGGCGCTCAATAGTTCGTTCGCCGCCGCCTTTCCCGCGTCGACTATCGGAGATACGGCGCCGACTTTCATCGCTATGGCGAAGTCCCTTAAATGAACTCGGCCGACCAACCGCTGCCGCTTTCATCTTCCCGACTGATGCTGGCGTGTGTCGGTAGCCTAATTGCGACCCCGCCCGCGGAGCGCAATTGAGCCTTGGCTTCAGCGCGTCTATTGCTCGCTGCTCGAAGAACACGGCATTCTCCGCCGCACACACGAGCAGCGGCTCAAACGCAAAAGCGCTCGGACCGTGCTTATTCCAGGCCCGTTGCAAGGCGACAGAATGATGCCGACCGCGACAAAGTGCAGCCCGATGTTCGCGCCATCGGCGTCGCATGTTGACCGAGCTCCCGATGTAAAGGCGACCAGTCCCGACGTGCCGGATGCGGTAAACGCCGCCGAGATCAAGAACATCGCGATTCATCAAGCCCTACCTGAAAGCACGCGCATGACTTCCTCGAGAGTGCTCGGCTGCTCGACGTGCGGCATGAAATCCCGCAACGTCGCATGTCCGCCGAGCGCGTTGTTCACGATCTTCGCCAGCAGCGCGAACCCATACTCGAGGCGCATCCCGACGTGCAGCGATCCACGCTTGTGCATGTATTCCTGCCACGCCAGCGCCTCGGCGTAACTCAGACGCTCCTTTGCTTCTGCCACCGTCCGGCCGCCGACGCCGTTCAGCACGAGCTCGTGCCAGAACTCGTCGGCAGCCGTCAGGCTTTTGGGCCGTCTGACCCGAGGCCGTTGACCGAATAGATCGCGTCAAGCAGCGCCCGGGCCAGACGTGGCTCGAGCTGAAAGGCGTCCTCGTAACTCAGAGACTCGGACCCGTCGTCGCCCAGCCGGATCGACTGGGAGATGAGCAAGGCACGATTGCTCGTGTCGCTGTCCCGGCGTTCCGCCAGGACCAGCCGCTCGACCGTGCCGAAGCTGTGCTTCACGACGTGGACGGTGAAGGTGTCGGTGACGTCCTGGCCGTTCTGGTCAGGGTGCGTCCACGAGACCTCGGTCATCACCGGCGCGGATGGGACGATACCGCCCCGCTCACGAAGCTGTTGCAGGTCCATTGATACCCTCTGTGGTTAGGTGCTCTTGGCGTGCAGCACCGGGAAGTCGGACACCTGGATCGAGACGTTCGACGTCACGACCGTGTTGAGCGCGAAGTCGAACGGCAGGTCGCTGATGTAGCCGTTGAACTCGATCCACGACCGATCGGTCGGCAGGGTGAACGCCGTCGAGTCGGACGTCGGGGCGGTCATGCCGTCGCTCCAGCCGAGCGCCCAGTCGACCTTCGTGCCCTCGGTGTAGAGCTCGTGCAGGCGCACGTGGCTCGTGTCGGAGGTGTCGAAGTTCAGGCCAAACTGCGCGGCGCCCGGCGTGGCCATGCCGGCCTCGTAGGTGCGGGCGGCCGAGTCGAGGCACGTGGTCTCGATCTGGTCGCGGGCGGCCGTCAGGCCGGTGATCGTGGTAACGCAGCCGACCTTCACGACAGCGAAGCTGTCCGGATCGATGAAATAGAGCTCGGTGCCCTGGGTCTTGATCGCCATTGAGGATGCCTCTCGATAGAAAAACAGCCGCCGAAGCGGCGCGGGTTTCTGCGAGGCATCGGGCTGCGTTGCAGTGCGCGGCAGCCGGCGAGGCAGGCTTAACGGTTACGACTGGGCCTTCAGCCACTTCTCCCAAGCCGTCAGCACGCCCTTGAGCAGACGAATGATCGTCTCGTGCAGTTCGCGCGTGGCTGGGTTCATCGGCTCACGATCCAGTCGACAGTAAACGAAATTCGGTATGTCCGCCGCTCGGTGTCTCGGCGTTCGCCGTCCCACGTGACGACGTGCGCGTGGGGCTCGATTGCCGCGACGATCGCGTCACGCACGTCGTGCGCGCTCGCGGCGGTCTTGCCGTACACGTCGATCGCCAGCGTCAGGCTGTCGGCGTCGGGCGCCTGCCCGAGGTAATTCTCTGGCGCACCGTCCACCAGCGACCAGACTGCATACGGCAGCTTGTCCTTTTGCAGCGCCTCGCCGAACGGATACAGGCGCAGCGTCGGGCCGTCGCCCAGCAGCGCCTGCACGCTCGTGTCGGCCGAGCAGATGTCGAAAATGGGTGGGGTCATGCTTTCGGTGTCAGCCGTTCGATTTCACGCTCGAGACTCGTGGCCAGCTTCGCCTCGATGGCCTGCGCGTTTTCCATGACGGCCGGCACGAGGAACGCCTGCGCGCGAGCGCGGGTCGTGCCCAACTCCAGAAACCGCCAGTACCAGGTATCGCCGCCCGGGTTGCCCTTGCTGCCGGCCGTTGCGTAACTCGCGCCGACTCGCCCCTTGCGCCGGTTTTCGCGCGTGTCTGCGTACGCTCGAGCACCGCCACGGACGCCGAGGCGCATCACCGCACCGCCCACGCGGCGCCCCTGGCGCGGCGAGTTCTGCAGCGCGATGTTCCGCCACACCTGCTCGCCGGTCTCCGGGTCGTCGAACGACCGGGCCGACGCCTTCGCGGCATTCAGCGCGACGCGCATCGCTTCGCGCGTGGCCCGGACTGCGCCCTGCTTCTGCAGCTTCGGCGGCAGCGCGGCGATCCGGTTCACGATGTCCCGTTCGCCGGTCACCCGGACGTTGACGTCGAAGTCAGCCACGCCAGTGCTCCTTCACCCACGGCAATTCGCTCCGCCAGGGCTTAACCGGCCCGTTGAACTGCACCAGCCGCGCGTCGGGCGGCAGGCGCGGATGCTTGCTGTCGAGGTCGCGGATCGAGTAGATGCCGGCGTCGCGCCCGTAGTGCGGCTCGCGCTCGGCGAGCTGGAAGCTGATCCATGCCTGGTCGCTGCCCCGGAACCCGGCGCGGCGCGCCTTGTTCATGGATTCCGGCCCGCGGAAGTCGTGCCAGACATGGGCGCGGCTGCCGGCCTTGAGCAGGTAGATTCCGCCGCCGATCCTGAGCTTGCGGCCCCAGTCGCGGTACGGCCGCCAGCCGACGAAGTCCTCGTCGCGGTCGAACAGTGGCGCCCAGTCGCCGGTCGGCACGAGGTCGATGTCGATGCACAGCAGCCGGTCGCCGAGCGCAGCAGCCGCCGGCGAGAAGTTCCACAGCCGCCGATAGCAGCTCGGGAACCGGCCGCCCTCCGGCGTCCTCAGGTGGCCGATCGCGCGCGCCTCGGGCGGCGTGATGAATACCTCGACGTCCGGGTCGAACCCCTCGGCGCTGTCTGCCACGCACACGAACCGATGCGGCCGGCTCATATGTCGAGCGACCGCCTTGCGCAGCGTGTTGACGTGCTTCGGCTCGTAGGGACGGTCGCCGAGGCCGGTCCCGCTCCACAGCCAGCAGACGATCGAGTCGGTCACGCTGGCAGCAGGCTCAGCCAGTGGCGGATGCGATCCCGGTGCGTATCACCGACCATCGCCGCCCGCGAGTAAAGCACGCGGGGAGGCGGGTACGCCTCGAGCCTGGCGCGCATCTCCGCCTCGCGGTGCTTCATCGCGCTGATCTTGCGCACGTCGAAGTCGACCATCGCGAAGGACACTTTCTCGAACTCACCCGAGTCGAGCAGGTCGTCGAGGATGTCGCACTCGCACCCTTCGCAATTCAATTTCAGATAGACGCGAGCACCGGCCGGGATGTGTTCCCGGAACCACTCGCTCGCTCGCCTGAATTCGCACAGCTCCTGCGTCACCGGCGCATCCTTGCGGCGCTTGTCCTTCACCCACATGCCCGCACCCTTCGTGCCGGGGTCGTACAGGGAGAAATGCCCGTTCCGGTCCCAGAGCCCGAAGCGCTCGATGCGGGTGCGCTTGTCGGCTATCTTCTCGAGCGCCGGCCAACAGACACTCACCGGCTCGAAACTGTGGACGCGATCGAAGTCCAGACCCTGCACCGCGGCGAGGGTCTGGCCGGTGTTAGCGCCTACGTCGAGGAATATCTTCACCTGGTCACGCTCTCGTCAGTGCGCGGCATCAGCCGCAGGAGCATCCCGCCGATGCTTCCGAGATCCACGCCCTGCACGCCCCGCGCGGCCAGTCGGTTGGCCAGGCACGTCGCCGTCGGCCCGCACGACAGCAGCGCGATGGTCGGCTCCGCGGCGACGATCTTCCGCTCCAAGTCATCGATGACCGCGTACGCCATCCGGCGCGGGCAGGTCACGTGAACAATCGAAGCGGCCATCGCTCGCACGACGGCCAGCAGCTTGCTCTCGCGTTCCGACAGCACCACGACCCGTTCGCGCCCGGCCCACAGCCGGGAGATCAGGTCGAAATACTCGGGCGTCTCGATGTCATCCGCCGCCGAATCCGGCCGCGTGATGAATGCCGAGGCGTAGCGGCGACCATCGCTGCGGTCGAAGTACCGGCAGAACCGCGCCTCGAACCGGAGCCAGTTTTGGTACTTCGGCCCCGCGGGGTCCATCGTCGGGATGGCGACCAGGCAGTCGGGATGCGGCGCATTGACCAGCGCCCGCATCTCCTCGCTGAGCTTCGCGTTCGCCGGTTCCCGGGAGTACCCGGCACCGTCGAGCAGCTTGAGTTCGCCGTCCCCGAACCGCGCGATCGAGCGGCCCTTGAGCAGCCGTCGCACAGTGTCGAACTCACCCTCTACGCGCGGATACACACGTCCTCCCGCGCCCACGGGAAGCGGACGTGGCTGGTCGGCTTGCGCCCCGCGATCTTCCGCGCGAGCGCCTTGCCGGCCGTCCGGTCGCGCGACAGCGAATGGTCCGAGGCGTCGGCCGCGACCGAGCGCGTGAACACGAGCAGGTGGATGGGATCGGGCACCAGCTCGGGCGCCGCGATCCGCTCCATGCGCTTGAGAAAGTCGGTTCCGCCACCGAGGCAGCCCGAGAAGTCCTCGTTGTAGCCGCCGGCCTGCCAGTACAGGTCGCGCGTGCACAGATAGCTGTCGATGTGCGGGTGAATCTTCCCGAACTCGACGTCGTCGGGGATCTTGTCCTTGCGCCGGGTCTCGTCGGCCTTGCCCACCCGATACCGCTCGAACCGATACCAGCGCCGCGGGTCGGCGTCGAACTCGAGGAGCTGCCGCGCCAGCGCCGCCGGCAGGACGTGATCGATGTCGACGTGCACGATCCAGTCGGTCTCGGCCTGTTGCGTCCCGAGGTTCCGGGCGCCGCCACGGTTCCACGGGATGTCGACGCCGATCCGGAGCACGGTCAGGCGCGACGCGAGCGACGGAGAGGCCGTCTGCCGCACGATGTCCGCGGCCGGCTCCGGACTCCCGTCGTCGACCAGAATGACCGCCACGGCGTCCGGGTAAGCCTCCCATGCCGCAATTTGATGCCTCAGCATGGCGACGTTGCGGTAGAACGGCACGATCAGCGTGAAGCGGCCCACCTTCACCCTTCGTTTACCCCTTCGCTGCACGGAATCGTCAGGTAGTCGCGGCCCGAGACCGGGTCGGCCAGGAAGCCGGCCGGGTTGTAGATCCGGCTGCCGTGCTTGATCCGCATCGCCGCGTTCAAGCCGTCGCGGTAGCGGACCACGATCCGCGCCGTGACCTCGGACTGCAGCGACTGGCCGGCGATGAACTCGCGAACGCTGAGCGGCTCGATCGCCGCGGGCACGCCGCGCGCCACCGATACCCAGGTCGGCGTGACGGCCCCGGTGTCAGGGTCTTGCACGTCGACGCGGCGCTCGAAGTCGACGCGATGCCGAAGGCGCCCGGCGTCCATCAGGGCAGCACCTCTTCGAGGCGAGCGCGTCGGAAGCTGCGCAGGGCTGTGTCCGGCGTGCAGTTCACGACGTCGATCTCCTTCATCTTCAGTACCTTCGCGAACTTGTCGAAGGCGCGCAGCCACGTGCTGAAACTGCCGCGCGAGTTCAGCCGGCCGGGATGATTCCCGAACCAGTGCCGCCGCCGGTGCGGCCCTTCCTTCATGTCGAACCCGAGCAGCACGATCCGCTTGGCGCCGAGGTGCACGGCCAGGTGGATCGCCTGATAGCCACTGTTGCCGCCACTGACCAGGTGCGTCGGGCGCGGGTCGAACGATGAGTGCTCGATCGACTGCTTGAGGCTGTACAGCTCTGGCCACGGCAGCGTGTCGCGAATCGTGACCTTGCGGCCCGCGAACTTCAGCGCGCGCTCGTGGTAGTGCCGCCACCACTTCGCGTCCGCCGCATAGAGGATGTCTGCCCACGGCGCCAGCGCCGGCACCAGCTTGCCGTCGCAGTCGGTGTCAATGCCCTGGTTATTGACCGCGATCACCCGGCACTTGCCGCGCACGTACTCGGCCTGTGCGCGTGTCATGCTCGGCCCGGACGCGAGGATCGCCGCCGTCTCGCCGGCCCACTCGGGCTCGACCGACCAGGGCGTCGTCATGCGACAGTCGGTGTCCTTAGCGACATGAGCAGCGCCACCACGGCCCGCGGCAGGTAGCCGTAGCCAAACCGCTCCGGCACGACGTCGGTCGCCGCCGGCTCGCGATTGCGGAAGAACTCGCCGACCATCAGCAGGGTCGCCTGGCGGGCGAGGTGCCGCGCGCGAAGTCCTTCCTGATCGAGGCCGGTCTCTTCCAGCTCGAGTTCGTCGCCGCCTGTGTCGAGGAACAAATACTGCGCGTCGCCGATGTAGGCCAGCACCGCGGCCGAGGCCGACTCGATCAGGATCGTCACGTAGTCGTCCTGGTCCGTGTCTTCGGCGCGCAGGTTCAGGTGCGCCTTCGCTTCGTCGAGCGTGACGAGCTGCGTCATTTCGGCCCGCTCCAGTCCTTACCGTCGCGGCCCTTCTTGACCGCGAGGCGCCAATCCGACGACACGCCGGGCTTACCTTCCGGCGCGTCCTTCTGGGCGATCCACCAGGAACCGCCGAACGTCACTCCATCGCCGCGCCGGTAGGCGGTCCCCTCTCGGAACACGCCCTGGTCGAGTGGGTGGCCGAGGCGGATTTCGCGCTCGCGCACCAGATCGCCCCGCATGAATCGCAGCACGACGGTGCGCTCGTCTCGCTGGTCGATCTGCAGGTCGTCAAGCGAGAAGCCGTCGCGCCCATCCTTCGGTGGCGGCATGCGGTCGATCGCCCGCTGCAGGACGTCCTGGGCGCGCCGCTCGAACCCGAGCGCCCACGTCGCCAGCTCTGCGTCGAGATAGGTGCGGACCTCCTCGAGCGTCACGGACTTGCCGTCGTTGCCGTCCTTCGGCTTTGGGACCGCCGCCACTGCGGCCTCCACCAGCGGCCGGACATCATCGAGAGTGACTGACGCCCCGTCTTTGGGTACTGGGATCGCCTTCAGGTGCGCCTCGATCACGGGCAGGACGTCGTCTAGAGTGACGCTCGTGCCGTCTTTCGGCGCCGGCAGCGCCTTGATGCGCTCCTCGACGATGTCGTTCAGCAGACCGCGGAATTCCTCGACGGTCACTGACTTGCCGTCCTGTGGAACCGGCCGGGCTTCGAGCGCCTGCAGTCGGGCTTCCAGCGGCCCGATCGAACGCGACACGAAGTCGCGCACGGCATGGATCACGTCGTCGGCCAAGGTCTTGATGTTCATGCCGCCTCTTTCATGGAAAGGCCACGGCGAACCAGATCGGAGAACTCTCGCAACTCGTCGCTCGGTTCGTCGTCGTCCGTTTCGTCTTCGGTGGGCGCGGGCGCGGGCGCTGCCGGCGGCGTGGCCTTGCCGAACGGGTCATCGCTGGCGTCGCGCTTCGCGAGCGCGGCCAGCGAGTAGTTCTGCTGCTGCAAATACGGCGTGGCGCCGCCCGGGACCGGCGGCAGATTCTCCTCTCGCCGCACCTCGTCTGGCGCCTTCCAGCCGCCATTCACCGCCTTGTTGTGGGCGTCGAGGCGAGTGGCGGGGTCCATCCGCACGAGCACGGTCTCGTCGAGCCAGGTCTCGTACCCCTCGCTGAGCTCGAGGCCCTCGTCGAGACGGAGCTCCATCTTCTCGACGATCGGTTGCAGCGCCTGATCGTAATACTGCTGGTTCAGCGCGGCGACGTTGTTCACGGTCGGCATCTGGCCGAGGCCAAGCTTGTACGGCGGGACGTGGAACGTCGCGCAGATCATCTCGCCCGTGAACTTGAGCTGCTCGATGAGCTGAGCGTCGGAGGCGCTCACGCCGATCGGCTTGTACTCGAGGCCGTCACCGAGCACCGCGACCTTGCCGGAGTTCGTCCCGGTGTAGTTGGCCTGCCACTGCTCGCGGATGCGCGTCGCCGTGTCGGCCGGAATCGCGCCAGGCGCCGTGATGATGCCGCCCGGCGTGCTCTTGTTCTTGAAGAAATACGAACTCGCCGCCTGAATGTGCGAGCCCTGCATGGCCGCCGCGCCGCAGGCGTAGATCGGCGACACGCCGATCAGCGGGTGCCACGGCGTGTACATGCGGTCGTGGATGATCTCCGACGCCGGAACGACGACCCTGGTCTCGATCTGGGCCAGCACATCGTCGTGCAGCTCGTAGTAGACGCCGCCGTCGGGCGCCACGAGCGGGTGCACGCGGGACGGGTCGAGGATGTACAGCGCCACGATCCGGCCCTGCTCGTCGCGCTGCTTCAGTACGTAGGCGTTGCCGTTGAACAGCAGCGACAGCACCCAGCTCTGGAAGAATTCGATGCGCGTCTGGTAGCGGTTCGGCTTGCGCAGCACGCGCCGCCGGCCCGTATCCTCCCAGACTCGCGTGCTTTCGTTGTATCTCATCACGCGCGCGGGCATCTTCGCGATGTCGCCGGCGATCAGCGTGACGCATGCAAAGACCGCCCAGTTAGCGCTGACGGTCGTCTGGTCGACCTCGACGTCCTGCTGCCAGCTTCCAGTGTACGTTTCAAAGACGGTGACCCAGCCGCCGACGGTCTGGAAGACCGGATTCAGGTAGCTCGCCGCCTTGCGTAGCGCCGTGGCCAGCCGCGTCGTGATCTTCATCCGTTACCCCTCGGCCCGCATATCGCGGCGACGGTACTGCCTGCGCCGGCGGGCGACGGGAGTCGACTCCGACTCCTCGACGGCCTCGTGCACCTTCACCGTGCCGGTCTTGAGCAGCAGCGCAGCGTGATGCGGCGTGGCCGTGAACACCTCGCCCTTCGGGCGCGTGCGGCCGGCGTAGAAAACCGGCTTTTCTGCGATCAGTTGAGTCATGCGAGAAGACCGGCCCCTTGCGGGGCCGGTCCCTGTGCCAGTGGCTCGGATCAGGTCGAGGTATCGGTCGCGCCGTAGTCGGCGTTGTCGATGTACTGCACAGCGTGGCTCCGCCGCTTGGCGAAGTTGATGCTGCGCACGACCTTGATGGCCGTCGACTCCGTCTGGAACATCGACATCATGGTCGCCGAGGCCGCGACGGGCGTATCGGAGGCACCCTGCGGGCTGTCGTCCTGCTCGATCGTCGCGACGTTCGAGATGGACACCTGCACGCCGGAGTCGGCAATGCGCCAGATGTCGCTCGGCTTCAGCATGATGAAGGCGTTCGCCGGCACGTTGTCGCCGGTCCACACCGGACGCCCGAACAGCGTGCCGCCGTCCTGGCCCATACCCGGGAACTGCGGCTGGCCGAGGGCGGTCAGCATCAGGCCCAGCGAGACAGCCAGGTCCGGCGTGGTCACGACAGCGAGGTCGCTCGCGTTCTTGTAGCTCTGGAAGATCGCCGTGAGCTGCTTGAAGTCCGCGATGACGCCGTCGACGCCCGCACCGTGCGTGTTGTGGCCGGCGACACCGTTCAGGATGCCAGCCGGCGACACGCCAGCCGAGGCCGCCGACGTCGAGAGGAACGTCGAGTCGACGCGCTGGGCAGAAGCCTGCACCAGGGCATCGCGCACGAGCATCTCGGCCGCCGGGCTCGAGTCGCGCATCAGCTCGTTGGAGATCACCGCGAGCGCGGCGACCTTGAGCGGCGTCAGGCTGACGCTTGAGAAGTCGGCCTTCGACACCGGGATGCCCTTGGACTCGCCGACCCAGTAGCCGGTCGCCGCGCCGTCCTGGCCCTTGATGGTGACGTTCGCCGGAACCGTGCGCAGCGGCAGCCTGTCGAACAGGGTGCGGCCGTACAGGTACTCGATGAAGTCGCCCGTGTAGCGGTTGTCCGCCGAGACGAGCTCAGCGCCCCACTCGCCCGAGCCCGAGCCACCACCGGCCACGCCGGCCTTGATGACCTGCACGAGCGTCGGGTTCGTCTTGCCCCAGCGGGCCGCGGCGATGTCGGCCGGGCTCTGCCCGCCGATGCCCTGCATGTGCGCCAGCGCCTTCGCGATGACCATGCGGGTGTAGTTCTGGCCCTTGAAGGCCTCGTCCTTGTCGCCGGACTTCACGATGATCGTCGGGCCCGATGCGCCGCGCTGCTCGCTCGCCGCCTTGGCCGGGCTCGCACCCGCGGCCGGAGCCTCGATCGTGCGGCCCTTCTGCACCGCCAGCGACTCGAGCCGCTTGAGGCGCACCAGGTCGCCGTCGATCTGCTTGATCTCGGCGTCGAGGTTATCGAACTCTTCCTGCTCGGCCTCGTCGGTCGAGCGGCCCTCGTCGAGGGACTTCTGCACGACCTCGGTCATGCGAGCGGCCTTGGCAGCGCGCGTCGCCTCGAGGTCGCGGATCTGTTCCGCAATAGTCTTCATGTCAGCTTCCTTTGGAAATGAGAGGAACGCCGCCGCGCTTTGCGGCGGTCGATTTGCCCGAGGCGCCGGGCAGGAGGATGACGCCGCCGCGCTTCGTGCCCGTCGCGGCGGGCGCGGTGGTGTCAGGGGTTCGCAATGCAAGGGCCTGCCGGATCGCGTGCGCATCCATTGACTTGAATCCCTGGATCACCGCGTCCGGGTTGGCCGGAATCGCACACAGGCTCAGCTCAAGCCATGACCAGCTCAGGAACCTGAAGCCGTCCCACGGATTGTCCGGATCCAGCGGTTCGTACTTCAGGGGCTGGAAGCCAATGGAAACGCACCCGAGCAGCTTGTACTTGATCGAATGCCAGGCCTCGTCGACCCTTTCCTTTACCGTGCCCGCTTCCGCCACAGTCGGGATGCTCGCCCTGAAAGGAATGCCGTCCTTCTGGGGCTTGGCGAAATCGACAGAGCCGACGGGCAGCCTATCCTGGTGGTACAGCAACAGTGGCATCGGCGTCTTAAACACCGCGCCCATCGGATCCACCACGTCGCCCATGCGGTCGACGGTCGGAGTGCTCGCGATGCCGCTGAACTCTCTCCGCTCGTCCTCGATGGACTTCACGGTGAGCAGTGAGAAGGCTTTCATCATGTCGGTGGCTCCGTTGCGGGTGCCCTGGTCCTGATCACAGGAAAAAAACCTGATATTCCTTGCGGTCGCTCGCAGTCATTGCGCGCGCCATCGCCATGCACAGCGCGACGAACCCGTCGATCTTCTTCTCGGGGCGGTCTTTGCGCGGGTACACGTTGTCTTTCGCGTCGACCTTGGCGACGACGTTGGACATCATCCACGTCATCACCGGATCGCCGTCGTGCTCGAGCTTGCGATCGCGGATCAGCGCGTCGACCGTTTTCATCGGCTCGCTGAGGTTGAGCACCGTCGGTTTCACCTCGACGCACGGCAGCCCGGCGTTCTGCAGCTCGGTGACGAGCATCGTCGCCTGGAACGGGTCGTACGCCAGCGCCTCGACCTTGAACCGCGCCGCCATCGCCTCGAGGTCCTCGAGGATCCTCGCGAAGTCGATGATGTTGCCCTCGGTGACCGTGATCAGCCCGGCGCGGGCCCACGCCCGGTAGTGGTCGTTCTCCGGCAGCTGCACCGTCTCGTCGGGCAGGTAGTAGCGGCCGAATCGCGCATACCGGCCTTCCGCGCGCGGGAACAGCATCTCCACGGCGGCGATGTCGATTTTCGATGCGAGGTCCAGCCCGATGTAGCAGGGCTGCCCCTCGAGGTCGTCGAGACGGACGGCTCTCTTGCACTCCGCCCAACGCTGCATGTTGATGAAGGCGTCGCGCGCGTTCTCCCAGATATTCAGGTGCTTCGTCTTGTAGACGCCCTGCTTCCTGGGGTTCGAGATCGCGTCACGCAGCTGGCTCTGCAGGTACTCGATCGAGACGCTCACGCCGGCCAGCGGGTTCGCCTTGCGCATGGCGATCTCGCTCGTCCAGTCATCCTCCGGGTCGGCCGCATAGATCACGCCGAAGTGCGTGTCGTCCTCGAGCACGCCGTCGAGGATCTTCTGCACCGTCAGCCAGTCGTCGTAGCACGGCCCGGCGACGTTGTAGCCCGCCGTGGAAATCACGAGCTGTAGGGGCTGCTCGCGCGCGCCCATGCCGGTCAGCATCGTGTCGTACAGGTCCGGCGTGTCGTGCTCGTGGTACTCGTCGACGATCGCGCAGTGCGGAGACGCACCATCGCCCGGCTTTCCGATGATCGGCTCGAACTTCGATGCGTCATCGAGCCGGACCATCGTCGAGGCGTTGACCGTCACGCCCAGCGCCTCTGGCAGCCCGGGCTCGGCGAGCGCCATCTGGCGCGCTGGGCCAAACACTTCCCAAGCCTGCTTTTCAGTCGTGGCGCCTGAGTAGACCTCGGCACCTGGCTCGCCGTCCTTTGCGAACATCCACCAGCCGATGCCGGCGGCCAGGATGCTTTTTCCGTTCTTCCGCGGCTCGTAGATCGACGCCTTGCGGAATCGGCGCTTTCCCGTGCCCTTGCGCAGCCAGCCGAAGATGCTCGTCAGCCAGAAGCACTGGCAGGGCTCGAGCTTGATCCGGTTGTTCGCCGGGCGCTTCGGGTCCCGCTTCGCCCACTTGCCCTTGACGTGCGGCAGCAGCTCGAAGAACCGGCAGATGCGCTCGGCCTCGTCCGGGTCGAACTTGTACCGGAAAGCCCGAGTGCGCTCACGGCGCCGGTCGTCCAGGTGTCGCTGGCAGGCGAGCACCGTGTACTTGCCGGCCGGGATGCGCCCGGCCACCACATCGCGACAGTAGCGCTCCGCGGCGGTGACGTGCGGGTGGCCGCGCTTCACACGTCAGCGAACGGGTTGCCTGCCGCCTTCGGCTTGGCGGCGAGCTTCTCGCGCGCGGCGCCGGTGAGGCCGTACTGGCCGAACCACATGCGCAGCTCCTTGGCGTAGTCGAGCTCGCCTGTTAGCCAGAAGCGCGCCAACAGGCTGGCCATGATCTCGATCGACAGGTAGTCGCTCGCAGTTAGCACGCCCGGCGGGATCTGCGCGACCACCGAATGCCAGGCGCGGACGTGATCCTGGGGCAAGTGCGCGGGCGGCGCCGGGTCGAACTCCCCGGCGGCGGCCACGGGCTCACGCCGGCGCTGCGGGTTCTTCTTGAACGCCCCTCTCAGCTCCAGCACGTTCGATGGTGTGCGCGGTCGCGCCACGAAACTACCTCAGTTTCCCATTTTGGGGAGACGAAAATTCCACTTGGGGCGCGGTCTATAGCGCGTCGAGTCTGAAA